CGCTTCTGCACGGCCACGCCAGACATAGCGTTTGTCGTGCGTCCTAGTAGTTCGTCCGTCACGCCGCCAACTTGCTGGATCATGGCGATGTTGCGGGAGGCCAACTCAAGGTGTGCCGGGGCAAGGTCACGCTCGGCGTTGATTACAATCTCTTTGCTTGGCCGCTTGATGATAATGGCGTCAGGCCGGGAGACTTCCGCGGCAAAATCTTCAATGGTCGTGCCATCGGGCAATGCGCCCTCGTCCATGATGACCTTGTTAGACGACAAGATGTGCAGAGCCTTCGCCATGCGCTTGTTCACGTCGTCTTGGATGTCGCGCAGGCTGCGGATCATGCCATACGGCAGACCATCGCGGCCGCGTTTGTAGCCCCAGATCGGCACAAACTTGAACTTGTTGTGACGGTACGGGCTTGGGCTGTCCCAAAGCAGGTCAGAGTTGGTCATAATCGCCACGCGGGTGCGCATCATAACCTTAGAGACCAGAACGGCCTTGCCGGCTTCTACGGCTTCCGTGTGACGTGGATCGTTCTCGTCGAAAATCTGGCCGTTGAAGGCAGAGCCTCGAATCCGCTCGACCTTCTCTGGCAGGCGATACCATGCCTCGATCAGGCGAACCCGGCGGCGGCGGTGGGTGATGATCGTATTCAGGGCGCCGTTGCGGCCTCGATCCCATTCCGGCATATCCATTGCCAGATCGCCGTCAATGCCTTCGTTGTACGAATAGAGCGAAGCGTCAACTACTGCGTCTTCCACCTGGGCGGCGCGGGTTGGAAACAAAGCCTTGGCGATGTCCTCGTCCACCCACTTGGTGCGGAACTGGTAGCGCATGTCAGAGCCGTCTAGCTCCGTGCTGGCAGAATCGAACAGCATGTTGCGCCACGATTCATAGCGGTCATAGATCGGTTCGCCGTCGTCTTCGTCCTGTACGCCGACTTCCAGCCAGCCAATGCCCACCTTCACAGCGTCTTCAAAGGCGCGGGAGCGGTGGAATGGCGTGCGGTTCACGTCCGACAGGTACTTGAGATACTTCGTCTTGCCTTCAGCTGGCTTAGCGTCTTCCTTGCCGCGGGGCAGAACCTTGAAGTCTGTGCGCCCGCGCTTCTCTGCGCCTGTTACCCAGTTGATCGACTGCTGAATGACGTTGTAGACCGTGGCCGGCTGGCCGCGCTCCTGGAGCTCCTGCAATTCGGATTCCGTGTACTGGATCGAATCGAAGTAATCCTCATCGAGCGCCTGCTGAAAGCGGTTCTCGCCCTGGCGGTGCAGTTCCATGCGGTAATAGTTGATGAGCCGGGCGTGTAGCTCTTGGTTCTCATCACTATCAAGCGGATCGTCGGGGCGCTCTGGAGCCTCGCCCATGTCCGTCACGATACGGTCCTCTGGGGAGCCCTTCTTAACTCTCGTCAATGTTTCGTCAGATAAGTTAAACATCAGTCTTCCCAGCCTTCCGAATTAGCCGCGCTTCTGCTCATAGTCCAAGACCTCGATTGTCCGCTTCTTACCGCCTTGGTCGATGGTGACTTCCCCAATGACTTCGGCCTCTGTTGGATCAAGCGGCATGCTCAGCAGGTCGAGAAGGTTGTCATGGATCAGGGTTGCAACCTTGCGCGCCTGGGTCATGTCGTTCTCGTAGCCGAGACTTTGTGCGAAAGCACTTGCCGCGTGAGCCAAATATCTCGGGTTATTGTAACGGTAAGCCGCTGATAACGCTACAACAACGGGCTTGAATCCTTCGCGTCGATAGCGCGGGATGACGACAAGGCAGGGTTCGGTGTCTTCCTGATCGTCATTGTAGAGCCATGTGCCGAATAGAGACAGGTCGCCGACATCGCGGGTGAAGTGGTAGCGCGATAGGTCAATGGCTGGGCGGGCTTGTTCGAGTTGGGTCATTTCAGTGCCTCGCCTGTGGCGTATCCGATTGTGGTGCCGGGCGCCGGGATGAATGGGTTTTGCGGCTGTCCGATCTTCGGTTCATTAACCGTCTCAACTAGCTCGTACTTGGCCTCAAAGTCATATTCCGACATGACGGTGGTCTGGCCGCGGTCGCGCACAACGTAATCGCTGCGTCGCACTTCACGGAAGGTGTCTTCGCCGTTGACCTGAATGTACAGGATCGGGCCGCTCAAACCGTTGTCCTCGTAACGGATGGCCTGCGCACGGCTCAAAAACTTGATGTCCTGCACGCTTTTCAGCCCGGTGAATTGGATTGCTTCTACTGCTGGGCGCTTCGCTACGTATTTCATGGTCTTCTCCTTGTTGATTACATTGTTCTGACAGAGCCGGAGGCCTTGCGGCGCCATGCTCCTGGCTGCGGAAGCGACGATCCGATGATCTGGCCGTTAGCCAATGCCTGCCCAAACTGGCGGAAGCTGTCGGCACCCTCAGAGTGTACGTCATGTCGGGGCGTATCCCGCCAAGTCCCGAGACGATCGTTCCATTCTTTTCGGTACATCTCTAAGTGGATCAGGCCTTCGGAACAGTTGGTGGCGTCGAACCAGCACTGCGGGAAAGCGTCTCGCGTCTGCTGGATGCCGTGGTTAACGTCAAAGACGCGGGGCACGACCTCGACGTTGCGCAAACCCAAGTCCTCAAGCATCTGCTTGGGGCTTTGGTTGGCGTGCGTGCCTTGTCTGGCGTGCTCGGCGTCGTGCGGCAGGTAATGACGCCCCCAGATGTAGCCGAACTCCTGCATACGCTGCACAAAGTGGCTGTATGGCTCGCCCCATGCCTCGTAGAAGCGAATGAAGCGGTGCTCCATGCCGATCTTCTGGTGAAACCAGATCGCCGTGCCGTCGGAGTTTCCGATGTCCCAGAACGTGTTGACGGGCACGTTCTCGACCCATGGCACGGTGCAGATACGGCTTTGCTGCCGTGCGGCCGTGATCTGATTGGTGTAGTAGCAGCCCTCTGTGCTCTGCTCGAAGGCCTCTTCGGGAGTCGAAGGGTACTCCTGCTTCATCATCTGCTGATCGCCGGAGAAGTCCGTGCGGCGCTTGGTGACGTACCAGGCACGCTTGCGCATCGACAGGCTGCGACCGATCTTCTGCTCGAGCGCGTCGAAGTAGTCGTGGTCTTTGTCGGTGATGATGACGCCCTGGGGGTCTAGCTCGTACTCGTCGGCGTCCCACCACGAGAAGAAGTGAAAGCGCATGTCGATGGGCGAAAGCTTCTTGCCCTCGTCCTTGTCGCCCTTGGATTGCTGGCAAAGGGTGTAGAAAGCCCCTTCTCTGCCCTCTGCCGTGCTCTCAATGAATACGAAACCATCCTGATCGACGGTCGGCAGCGAGCCGGTGAGCACTTCCCGCGCCTTGTCCGGGTACTTTGCGCATATCTTGCCGAACTCGGAGACGTGCAGGAATTGCAGCGTACCCGATCGCATCGACGTACCGACGCGCAGACTGGAGTTGTTTGCAAGCACAAGCTCGCTCTTGCTATCAGTTGTTAGCGGGACCGCCTCTTTCACCACGTCGGGCAGTCGGTCATAGGCGAACTTGATCTTGTCGCGGAAGATGACGCCGGCAGCGTCCTTATCCTGTGCGATGACGCCCGCTCGTATGTTCGGGTTAAACAGGCAGGTATCCAGCATCATCAACTGGATAAGTGTCGAAAACCCCCTCTGGCGGGCCTTTAGTATTAAATTCCTAGACCAGAGCTCATCAAGTAGCGCCTGCTGGGCTTCGTTGGGCTGGAAGGTAATGATCTTGCCCGACTTGTCCATAATTTTGTAGAGCGTCCGCAGCCGATATTCTGGGTCGCTCATGCACTTAATGAACTCGGCTTCGGTCATTCTGCCTTCACCGAGAACTTCGTACCGGCGATCTGCTGAAACAACTCAGCGATAGGATTGTCAGGCTGGATGCCATGATTCATGTCCAGCTTCTCGCCGTACTTCTTCGGCTTTAACTTAGATGCGATCCACTTGCGGGAATCGACGCGCAGGCGCGACCGCTGGATGTGCTCCCCGTTGACCCGGTAGCCAGGATTGTCTGGGTCGTTGTTTTCCATCCAGTCGTTTGAGCCGCTGTCGGCGATGTCGATGATCTCTTCAACGAGCGCATCGGCTGATTCAGCCTTGGCTTTCACGTATTGATCCGAAAACTCGGGCTTCTCTCGTAGCCAGCGGAACACTGTGTCCATTACAGGCATGCCGTCAGCTTTGAGAACGGTTCTCATGGATTTGCCCATGGCCAACTCTGCGCAGATGCGATCAGCGAGCTCTTGAGTGTAGATCGAAGGCCGCCCACCCTTGTTCTTTGCGGCTGGCTTCTTGGTCAATGTGACCGAAGCGGCTGCATTAGCTGCCTTCTTTTTGGGTTTCGTGTTCTTTTCCACAGTGGCGCCTATGTTTTCTTTAGGTAGCGGTACTTGGTTGGAT